AAGCGCCGAAGGATCAACGGGTTTTAGTGTTCTGCCCCGAAGAAAGCGACTACGGCTACACCGCCGCGTGGGTGATCGGAGAATGCGTTTTAGATTCCTGGGAAGGGGATAGCCGCCTAGAAGATGGCGTTCAGCCAACCCACTGGCTACCCCTGCCGCCCGACTGGATTGAGGTGACCGACCCGACCGAGGTGACCAAGTGAGGGAGTTTCTATCCAGCGACGACCCCAACGCCCCGCAGAATCGCCACCTGTGCCCATCCTGCGGCAAAAGCGCGGGCATGACGTGGAGTGTTTATTTAGGCGGGACATCGCACGGACCATGCCGGGAATGTGGACGGGACACGGTATCAACCGATGACAATTGGACCGGCCCGACGACGGAGAGTGAAGGGTGATCAACAACGCATCCTTGGCCCTCATCAAGGAGTTTGAAGGGCTTCGCCTCATTTCCTACCTCTGTCCAGCGGGGAAGTGGACTATCGGATACGGCCACACGGGGCCGGATGTAACGGCGCAAATGACGATCACTAAGAGCCACGCAGAGGAACTGCTGACCAAGGACTTGAAATCAGCCGAGGACTACGTCAAGAGGGTCATCGGCGTCACGCTGAACGCTAACCAGTTTGGCGCATTGGTCTCACTCGCTTTCAATGTCGGGGTATTCGGACAGGGCTTGCGTCTTGCCTTGAACGAGAAAAACTTTGGGGAAACCACTAAAATATGGCTGAACTATTGCAACGTGAACGGTAAGCCAAGCGACGGGCTGAAGCGAAGACGATCCGAGGAAGTTATTTTGTTTAATACGGCGGTGAAGAAATGACCCTCCGCACCCTACTAACCGATCTTGCCACTCAATGCCAGATTCGCGGATACGACGAAGAACCGGGCGAACTGACGATCTTTGTCAACGGGACGATGAGCACGTTTGGCGGCGCTGGCCTGAAAATTGCGGTCGAACGATGCGAAGACTTTGGCGGGTGGGTTGGTACCGAGGATGAGCTTGCCTGGAAAGCAAAGGTAAAGTTATGACCGTCCTCGAACTCCTTCGAAACAATAACAACGTCACGGTCAAGGTCCACGCCGACCCAAGGCAGATTGACCTTGAAGTGTGGCGCGGACTCACCGACGCCCAAATTAAACAGTTATCTGATTCGGTTGAAAGCGCAGACGACTTTGTAAAGTGGCATCAGCATGGCCTCTACCAGTCGTTTTGGACGGTCGGGGTAATGCCATGACCGCAATCGCCTACCTAGAAGAATTGGAATACACCATCGTCGAGACTCGCGGAAATTGTTTCGACATTTACCGCTATGGGGAGTCATGGGAAGGATTTACCCAACACCAGCTTGACGGGTTTGCGCGGGCTAGGGGATGGGAGTAATGCACATAGAAGATCAGCTACGGAAACTGCATAGTAACGCGGTTGCATCGCTTACCGAGGCGTTGGCAGACCTTAAAGCGAGCGGTGAAAGTGACGCAATCAAAGCACGATCGGTCCGCGTTTCTAGCGTGTCCCACATGACCACATTAGCGGACGGTGAGATTTTTCCTGAGTGGCAAATCGAGATCGACAACGCATCCCCGACCGCGAAAATCGGCACAATGATGTACGACAAACTCAACGCTCGCGGATGGGCCGGAGAAAGTTATGAAGTGCGGTGCGTATGGTGACTCTGGGCCAAGCGTTTACTCTTGCTGGCTTTGACATGGATGGATGTCGGCTATTTTGCGTCAGCAAGATCACAAACCAAAAACAAAATTCAATGTTGCCTCGAATTCGATGGGCAATTATGCGCGGAGACTCTTGGGATTTTTTATCGGAATTAGGCCGGTGCGATTTCATGCAATTTGGATGTTCCCGTGAACTGATAACTTTGAGCAAATCGTTTGCCGCTCAGTTAGGGGTGTCATTAGAGTGCTTTATCTTTGATGACCCAAAATCCGTTGATGTGTCTAACAAGGACGCCGCCAAATACCTAAAATATCTTCCTTCTCGAATTCTGGACGCCATCGCCACCGAAACCGAACTGGCCGCGTTTGCCGAGCGCGTGAGGCTTGAGAAGGAAGGAGGGGAAGGGTGACCTGCAAAAAAGTCATGGATGCCGTCGTCGGCTTTGGCCCCTACTGCCTATGGCATCCCAGACGGGCGACCATTGCGAACAACACCCACGCCGTCAACGGATGGGAAGCCGATATCTTGGTGATCCAAGAATTAGGCAAGGTCTACGAGATTGAGGTGAAAGTCTTGGTCTCCGACTTCCGCCGCGAGTTCGAGACCAAGAAGTACAAGCACAAGTGCCTCAAGACAGGCGAGCAGCCGCTTGGGGCCAAAAGTCAGACTGCTATCTGACGAAGCATCTCCGTGTACTCAACCGCCTGGGAAAGTGAGGCAAAGTACGTGATGAATCGGTCGTCAGTCTCGCGGTACTGCGGTTGAATCACCACCGCGCTACTTGGAGTTGAGCAGTCCATAAACTGATTCTGCTTCCCGTAGTCGTCAAACCGTTTGTAGGTGCCAACGCGGATCGCATGGGTTCGAAGCCCCGCTACTTTTTGGGAAATGTACCCATCGGTGTGGATATGCCCTGAGACATAGATATGGTCACGCTCGCCAAAGAACGCTGTCTTCATGGGTCCGTGAGTTGGGTGAAACTGCGAATGCCCTTTGTGATCGTGTCGAGCGTTCACGCGGACCACGTTGCTATTCTCGAGGTGCAGCGCCAGCCGTTGCCCGTGCATGGAGTAGAGAACGTTGAGGGTGGCCGCTGTAGACGCAGCTTTGTCAAGCTTCCCACTCCAATGATCATGGTTGCCACCGACGGCAAGGAGCCAGGGCAGTTGGGCAAAAAACCATTCAATCAGTCTGTGTGCTTGTGTGATTGTGGTCGTCTGGTGGGCGTAAAGGCTTTGGAGCCGTCCCACCCAGTTGTTCGTGTAATCGCCGATGCACATCGGATACACGTAATCCCGATCTTTGCATGAGGCGATGTCTGCTCGAAGTTGAGGGATGTTACACCCGTCGTCGTCTAGGTGTGGATCGCCAAAAAAAGCAACGCAGACAGGGCCGGTAGTGTGGATCTGAACAGGGATAAGGGACGTTGCTCGGTCGCGCCCATCTTTGGCGTTGAATTGCCTGCATTTGTATTCCAGGATCTCTTCGGCAGTCAACTCACCTGCCGGGATCTGTGGCATGGAAAACGCCGGAAAAGTTTGCTTTTCTTGCGGTTCAGGTTCTTTAGGTAAGCCAAGCTCAATCAAAGATCGAGTTTGCTTATACCAAACGTATTGGTATGCCTTTTTTGGGAAATGCTTTGCAAGCTCCTTCCCCCGTAGCCCTTTCCGTAGCAGGTCGTGAATAAGTTCCGTCTCTTTCGTCGTCCATGCCATGCAAAGCCTCCGCATAAAAATAATCGCCTCAATCCTTGAGGGGAATGAGGCAATTATTCAACTCAGGTCGGTGCGCCAGTTGCCATTTACCCCTTAGCCAGCTTCCAAGCCGTTCCGTCGTAGGTGATCGTAGCCCGACCATAGTTGGTGATCACCGCCGCAACCGCACCACCGCCCGCCGCCGTTGCATTAATTGCCTTATCGCTGGAAGACACCGACAAGTTAAACGCCAACGCATCGCCAAACCCGTCAAACAGGAAATACGTATCGCCTTGCGTTGGGCCAGTCGGGAGAGCCAGCGTGTAAGCCCCAGCGGCAGTTTTTTCGACTTGGCAACCAGAGGTGGTAATTGTTCCCGCGCCGCCAAATTGCTGAATAGTCAATCGTAGTCGCGATTGGATTGATAAAGATCCAACAACATTAACGGCATTATTAAATGTCTGTACTGCTGGAGTATTTGTAGCGACAAAGCCACCAAAGGTTAGCGGTTGATAAGACGCGCCATTAAATACTAAAAAGCCAGACGACCCACCCGTAACCGTTTGAGTTGTTGTTGTTCCAATTAATGTCGTTCCCCCGGCGGTCAGGGTGAACGAAGACGATGAACTGCTTACTTGAATCGCAACGATCCACCACGTAGGAGGAGCCGCCGGAAGCGTCAGTGTCCCGCCCGATCCAGTGCCAGATACCGTGACAATCGACCCGCCCGACGTCGCCGAAACCGTGCCCGTCCAAGAAGCCGACTGGGTGAACGTCTGCCCGCCCCAGATCATCGGCCCGCTAAACGTGTTTGTCGCGCTCCAAGTGTTGGCCCCTGCCAGCGCCCCGTAAAGCGTGTCAGCCTGGGATCTGGTCAAACAAGACGAACGCCACCCGTTAGCCCCGGTGTAAACAATCGTGCGCCCGTAGCCCGCTGACATTGTGACCGTTGCCGCGCCGTCGATATTGTTTCCGTTTCCGTCA